GTACTTAATAATCCAGTATGAAAAATACACTGAATAATTGAATTCATATAACATGTATTTCCCAAATTCACTAATCCATGATTCATATTACTTAATAGTAAATTTTTAGTTTTAAATACTTAAAAATAATTATAATTGTATAATTATAAAATGAGCACATTAGATATGACAGATGAAGAAGTTCCCGCTGAAGAACCTAATATCACAACAACTGTTGAAGAAGTTCCGGAAGAACCAGAGGTAGAACCAGAACCCGAAATTGCACCGGAAGAAGTTGCACCGGAAGAAGTTGCAAGTGAAACAGCAGAAGTAGAAGTAGAAGAAGAACCTGCTCAAGAAGAAGTTGCAAGTGAAACAGCAGAACCAGCAGCAAGTGAAACAGCAGAACTTGCCCCAGAAGAACCTGCTCCAGAAGAAGTTAAATCATCTGATAATGATTTAGAAAATAGAGTCAAAGAGTTAGAAGAAAGACTTGAAAAGTTGATCAATATATTATCTGGTACAGGTTTAGTTCAAAAATTTTAAAAATAAATTTTATTTTATAATTATTAATTTTAATTCTTACTTAATTAGAATAAGCAAGACCACCCATACCCGACATAATTCTAAGAACATTGTAGTTGACAGCAAATATAAGATTAGCTAAACCATTCGAATTAGCTACTAATTGAGCATTATCAATTCTAGAAAAGTTACAAGTTCCACTTGGTTGGTGTTCTTCAGGTTTAAGGGCGAATGAGTATACAGCAATACTACCATTAGATTGTCCTGCATTAACGCGAGTTACAGCAGTAGAAGAGGTTGCTTCCGCAAGGGGTAAAATACCACCTGGTCCCGTATGATGTTGCCATACTTGCGTTCGTGTGAAATAAGAAATATGTCTTGCCGCAAAACGATCATGTCCATTTAATTTAAGTTGGTATGTATCAGTAGATACATCTGTATTGTCAGATTCGCCAGTTGAACATAATGAAAGGGGGTACCCTGTGGCTGCTGCCTTGGTGCCAAATTTACACCAGATTAGTTCTTTTACAGGATGATTAAAGTTAAGGTCACTTGTACCAGTTGGAGCCGAAAGAGATTGTTCTTGAACTTGTTCAATGAGATATTCATGGGATACTTGAGCAAATCTACGTCTCTCATCTGTATCAAGGTATATATAATCAACCCAAAGTTTATTAGAGAAATTTGATGCTCCTGTAAATCCATTATTCCAAACAGCTTCTAATATAATTTTAACTTCATGATATTGAAGGGCAATTAATGGTAATGCAAGACCTGGATTACGACAGAACCAAAATTGTAAAGGAACACAAAATCTAGAAGCGACGGCAGTATCATTAACAACTGCTCCACCCATTCCACTCATATTTTGAAAGTTAGTACCTGCCATAATATCTCCAACAAGTCCAGAATGGAATGTAGAATTTGGTTCAGTTAATTCAGACCATACTTCCATCCAATCACCAGACTGTTTATCAATTTGTTGACCGCCAATTTCACATGTAACACTTGTAATAGATTGGGATGTTGGATTAGGAAGATTGTCAGTAGATGATGTAGTTGAAGCTATTTCTAAATACATTCTACTAACTAAATCACCATTGCGCGAAATAGTTGCAGTGCATCGGCTAGACACTCCGGCTCCAGCAACAGTTGCGGCACCAGATTCGCCATTCCAAGTCTGTTCAATAGCCTCCATCGAGAAGTTAGTGTGTCTGCGGTAGACAACTTTGAAGAAAGTGATTTGTGGGTTACCTGTAAGGTAGATATCTTGAGCGCCATAAGCTACGAGTTGCATTAATCCTCCTCCCATGTTTTATACTATAGCATAGATTTTTTTTTTAGATAAATTAAACAAATTATTTTTAATAATTTATTATAATACTTATATATTTTAAAAAAAATATTTTAAATATTTACTTTGTATAATTATTTAGTTACTGTAAGCAAGACCACCCATACCAGACATGATACGGAGGACATTGTAGTTGACAGCATAAATATTATCATCGGTAGTTAATGCAGCACCAGTTCTTAGTTGAGCATTATCAATTCTAGAGAAATTACAAGTTCCAGATGGTTGATGTTCTTCAGGTTTAAGAGCAAAAGAGTATACATTGATTTTTTTAGTCATCTTAGAGGTACTTGCTACTAATGGGTTAAAACAAGTAGCAATTACTTTCCCACCACTGGATCCAGTTACTAATGCTGTTAATTTTTCACCCCCCACGGCTGGAGCAATTGGATATTCAAAATCAGTAGTAGGGATCGTTAGAACATTATTAGCTGTAGTGGCTGATAAAGTAGCAGTTCCCGAGATAGTTCCAATAAATGTATCACCTACAACAGGTAAAGTTACACCTGTATATACATCAACATTCCCCAATGTGTGTACAGTTATAGCAATTTTCATACCTTTTTGAAAATTATCTAATGTACCAGTTTCACCCGAATCACCTCTAATAGTTAAAACATTAGAAGCATAACTAATCCTACTAGCACCACCCGATGCAGTACTATGTACATCTAATACTGTTCCTAAATATGCGTCTAAAGTAAAACCATTTTCTAGTCCAGTATTTAATCCAATTTTTGAAACAGTTGGTAAATTCTGTTTTGGAATAGATGTATGGTAATCAAATGGTTGTCTAAGCTGGAAGTATTCAGGTTCTTGATTCGCAAAACGATCATGTCCATTTAATACAAGCCTTGCATTCGTATAAGCATTTGTTCTAGCAGAAGTCCATATAATTTCTTTGACAGGATGATTGAAATTAAGTTTTGTTGAAGTAGTTGCAGTAGCAGTTTGTTTTTGAATTTGTTCAATAAGATATTCATGAGATACTTGGGCAAATCTGCGACGTTCATCAGTATCAAGATATATATAATCACACCATACTTGAGCAGTAGTTCCACCACCAGAACCCCATGTAAATTTAAGTTTGACTTCATGATATTGTAAAGCAATTAATGGTAAAGCAAGACCAGGGTTACGACAAAACCAAAAGTTGAGAGGAACTTGAACTAATCCCACACCAGTAGTATCAATAGTACCACCATCAGCTAATTGCATAGATTTAAATCCTAATGCTTTAGATTCTGGAATAGAGAGTTCATTCCATATATCATTCCACTCTTGATATTGTCTATCAATCAATTGACCACCAATTTCACATTCTACTTGACTAATAATGTTCGATCCATCAGTTGTTGCAGCTGTAGTTGTAACATATACTTTACTTACTAAATCACCATTTCTGGAAATAGTAACATTGCCAATACTACCATTAGTAACACTACTAGTGCCATTAATAGTTTGTTGAATAGTCTCCATAGAGAAGTTAGTGTGTCTGCGGTAGACGACTTTGAAGAAAGTGATTTGTGGGTTACCTGTAAGGTAGATATCTTGAGCGCCATAAGCTACGAGTTGCATTAATCCTCCACCCATGTTTTATACTATAACATAGATTTTTTTTATAAAGAAATTAAACAAATCTTAAATAATTCATAAATATTCTAAGTCAATTTCATTCAAGTCAATTTCATTCAAGTTAATTTCATTAAAATAAAATATTAGAAAATACTATAAATGCCATCAAAAGAAATATTTGGAAATCATGTATATGGTCAAACTGTAACATCAAATCATTTACATTCTAAAGGTAGTGTACAAGTTGATGGAACTCTTAATGTAGATGATAAAGCAACATTTACTAAAGGATTACAAGTTACACATGCTGTACCAACCCCTGCTACAACAGTGACATTATCTGCAACAACTCATGGAAATAGAAAAAATGTTATAGAATCAATTGCTACAACTGGAGCAGATAGTTATGTTTTACCCACTGCAGCAGTAGTAGGTGAATGGTATCAATTTATTTGGGGAGGTGTAGCTGCTGATGGTGATAATATTATATTTAAAGCATTGGAAGCAAATGGTTTAACTTTTTCTGGTGGTATTTTATCATTAGATGAAGATGCTACAGCCGCTACTAGAATTAATATGAAATATCCAGGGGGCGATGATGATAAAGTAACTATAACTAATCCAACCGGATTTGATATAACTTTTGTAGCTGTTACAACTACAAAATATTGTGTATCTGGATGGGTTGCATCTACTGATACACATACTGCTTTTGGTGATATTTAAGTATTTATATATAAAAATAAAATATTAGAAAATACTATAATGTCATCTAAAGAAATAAGTGGAAATCATGTATTTGGTCAAACTATAACATCAAATCATTTACATTCTAAAGGTAATGTACAAGTTGATGGGACTCATAATGTAGATGATAAAGCTACATCAACTAAAGGTTTACAAATTACATTTGTTACACATACACCTGCAGAAACAGTAACTTTATCTGCTGCAACTCATGGAAATAGACTTAATTTAATTCCATCAACAGCAACTGCAAATGATAGTTATGTTTTACCAACAGCATCAGTAGTAGGTGAATGGTATCAATTTATTTGGAGTGGTGTAGCTGCTGATACTGATAATATTATATTTAGAGCAAGTGCAGCTAGTGGATTAACTTTCTCTGGAGGAGTTATATCAATTGCTGAAGATCATAATAGCACAGCTGGTGGGGCAAATTATGTATATCCAGGTGGAAGTCATGAAAAATTAACATTAACGAATCCAACAGGATTTAATATTACTTTTACAGCTATAACTACAACAAAATATTGTGTATCTGGATGGACATCATCTACAGATTACATGTTCCACTTGGTTGATGTTCTTCAGGTCTTAGAGCAAAAGAATAACAATATATTCTTTTACCTGGAACTAAATGACCTGATTGAGCAGGTTGACATGTTCTAAAATATGTTGCATTTCTTAAAGCAAATCTATCTTCACCATTTAATTGTAATTGTCCAGTAGTAAACCATTCTTTGCCAGGATTATTATATAAGTATTCTGACGTATTAGTAGCTCCTGCTGAATAATTAAAGTAATCATTCGGTTTAAATGAAGAATTCTTTTGTATATTATCTCTTACATCATTTGCTGTATTTATATTTGCATTTGTTTTCTCTGCCCCTACATCTGAGTGTTGACAAACCCATATAATTTCTTTTACAGGATGGTCAAAATTTAATGTATTATTAACAGCAGAGTCTCCTGTATTCCTTTGAACTTGTTCTATAAGATATTCATGAGATACTTGGGCAAATCTTCTTTTTTCATCTGTATCTAAATAAATATAATCAACCCATAAATCACAAGTTGTAGGTGCAGCTGCAGTAAGGCCAGAAGAACCAACGTGTGCTATTAATCCGGCCATACCCCTTGTTGTTAATTTAAATTTAACTTCATGGTATTGTAAAGCAATCATAGGTAATGCTAATCCTGGATTTCTACAAAACCAAAATTTTAATGGAATATAAAGTTGTAGAACTTGATCTGCACCTTGTCGTTTTGTTGTGGCGGTAGGTTCTGAATCTAATGCGGCGTTTTTATCTATATATGCTAATGTTCTTTCATGTTTATTTAATCCTTGCCATTCAGTATCATCTCTATCTGTCAACTCATTCCAGATATCTAACCACATACCATATTGTTTATCAATTAATTGACCACCAATTTCTATTTCACAATTATCAATAAATGCATGACCCGTATTATTAATCCAATTACAGTAAGACCCGGCTGCATCAATGGTTCCTTGTCCTTGCATCTTAACATCTAACCACATATTACTGATTAAATCTCCACTTCTAGAAATTGTACAAGTCGCTGTTGCCGATGTTGCAGATTTAATATCACCATTAAATGCTTGAACAACTGCTTCAATTGAGAAATTTGTATGTCTTCTATACACTACTTTAAAAAAGGTAATTTGTGGATTACCAGTAAGATAAATATCTTGTGCACCATAAGCTATTAATTGCATTAATCCACCTGCCATATTATAGT